TTAGGTTCCGCCCTGGTAGGGCGTCCCAACGCGGCCATATCGTCCACATTGGAGCGCCTTATTTTGGATATTTACGGCGGCGGTTCCACGGCCTCGGGCGTGTCCGTCACTTCCGATACGGCCATGCGGCTGATAACGGTCCAAAACTGTGTGAGGATGCGGGCCGCCACCCTACAAAGAATCCCCTGCCATATCATGGAGCGCAACAATGGCAGAATCGCAAAGGCAGAAAACTTCTATCTTTATGAGAAGCTCCTGCATCAGCCTAACTCATGGATGTCTGCTCCCGACTTCTGGGGGATGGCCGAGGCGTACATTTCCCTCCGGGGAAATTTCGTTTGCTATAAGGTCATGGTCAGAGACCAAATCCGGGAGTTATTGCCGATTACATCGGAAATGCTTCATTCAATCACCCAAAACCCCGACTATTCCCTTGACTATGAAATAAGATTCCCAGACGGCTCCATACGCCACCTCAACGGTTCACAAGTGCTGCATCTACGCGGATTGACCCTTAACGGCTATTCTGGAGTCAACCCCATCGAATATGCCCGTGAGACTATCGGCCTGCGGCAGGCCAGCCGTCAATTCCTGGCTCAATATTTTGGGAAAGGAATGCGTCCGGGTGTCATATTCGAGCATCCTCTTACGCTTTCCGCCGCAGCTTATGCAAACAGGAAAGCCGCACTATCGGAGAAATACCAAGGACTCGGAAAGCATTGGGAGATGATGTTGATTGATGAGGGCATGAAAGCAACCTTCCCGGAGATCAAGCTCGTTGACGCCCAATTTATTGAACAGATGAAGCTCACCGATGCGCAGATTTGCGGTCTCTACCGCGTACCCCTCATGCTGGTCAACGCCGGGGACAAGGAACCTACCTATGCCAGCGCGGAACAGTTCATGCTTTTTTATCAGATGTTTTCGATAGATAACGTCAATTACGAAAGTGCCCTCCGTCGGGATATTCTGACAGAGGAAGAGCGCCAGAGGTATTATTTCAAGTTTAACGTCAATGCCCTCATGCGCGGCAGCATGAAGGACCGAGCCGAATTTTATCGGAATATGATCAACTCTGAAGTTCTCAGCCCGAATGAATGCCGGGAACTTGAAGACATGAACCCCTATGACGGCGGCAATGAATACAGAACGAGAACCAGCACCGTCAGACAGCCAGGCTCGGCAGAGCAAGGAGGTCAAGAGGAATGAACCTTAAATATCGAAATCAGCGAACGGCTGAGGCGACGGCCCGATATTGGAACAAGCCCCTTGATCGTTCCGACTGGTACAAGATCGAGGCCCTTTCCGATGATGACGCGGAAATCCTGATTTATGACCTGATCGGCTGGCCTTTTAATGACGCCGGTGAGTTTGCGCGGTCCCTGGCGGGAATTTCCGCAAAGACAATCACCGTCCGCATCAATTCACCCGGCGGGGACGTGTTTGATGCCATAAGCATCTTTAACGCCCTGCAATCGCATAAGGCCAAGATAATCACCAGGATTGAATCCCTTGCCGCCTCTTCTGCCTCCTTCGTAGCCCTGGCTGGCAAGGAGGTTCAGGCATACCGGAACGCCATGATGATGATTCATGAACCGTGGGTCTATTCCGCCGGCAATCAATATGACCTGCGGGAAATCGCGGGCATCCTGGAGAAGATCAGCGGCAACATGGTTGATATTTACGCGGCCAATTCCAGCGTCGGCAAGCGCGAACTCAGGGACATGATGAAGAATGAAACGTGGTTCACCGCGAAAGAGGCGATGGATAGGGGCTTTATCGACTCTATTGTTGACGGCAAGGCTGTCAAGGCAGCTTTTGACCTGTCCATGTTTGCCAATGTCCCCGAGGGGATTGAGACGCAGCCCGAGGGCGGCAGAGAAATGACGGAAAGAGAGATTGAACGTGTCCTGCGGGATGCAGGATGCAGTCGGTCTTTTGCGAAATATGCGGCGTCAAGAGCTGCGGGAGGCAGCCACGACATGGGAGGCAATCAGTGGGATGCTGAAAGCCTGATAACTGCCATAAAATCATTAGAATATTCCTTTATAGGAGGATGATGAACCATGAAAGAAATTAAAGACATGATCGAATCCCTGGGCAGGGCTTTCGAGACGTTCAAGGCGGAAAACGATGCCCGAATCAAGCAGATCGAGGCTAAAGGACATGCGGACCCGCTGCTTGCCGAAAAGGTGGAAAAAGTCAATGAGCAGATCTCCCAAATATCCGCAATGAAGAAACAGCTTGAAACGCTGGAAACGACGGTGGCCCGGTCTGACTTCCGGGGCGGCGGCGGGAGGGCGGACCTTGACCCGGCCAAGGCGAAATATAAGGCCGCCTTTGAGTCGTGGTTCCGTAAGGGCGTAGAGGGAGAAATCAAGTCTCTCGAAATCCAGGCGTCGGCCAACAGTTCCGACGATACCGCCGGCGGGTTCACGGTTCCCGAAGAAGTAGAGGCCGCTATTGAGCGCGTGGCGATGACGGTTTCGGCCATGCGTAGGATTTGCACGGTCCGGGCAATCGGCACCAGTGAATATAAGAGGCTCGTCAACCAGGGCGGTTCGACTTCTGGATGGACTGCCGAAATGGGAAGCAGGTCCGAGACCACGCCCCCGACCCTCAAGGAAATTGCCATCAACACCAAGGAGATTTACGCAATGCCCTATGCGACGCAGGCCCTTCTCGATGATTCCCGCGTGGACATCGCGGCCTGGCTCGCAGACGAAGTTTCCATTGAGTTCAATGAGGAGGAAGGGGCGGCCTTCATTACCGGCGATGGCGTTTCCAAACCCAAGGGCATTGCCTCTTATCCGATGGTCGCCAATGCCTCCTATTCATGGGGGAAAATCGGCTATATCGCCGGCGGTCATGCCTCCCTGCTCAACAACCCGGATAAGCTGATTGACCTCCAGCACGCCCTGAAGTCCGTTTATCGCAACGGAGCCCTTTGGCTGATGGCCGATTCGACCGTCAACGTGATCCGCAAATTGAAGGATGGCGAAGGCAATTACCTGTGGCGGCCCGGCCTGGCCGAAAACGCCCCGGATACGCTCCTGGGAAAGCCGATTGAGGTTGACGATAACGTGGATGCCATCGGCGGCAACAAATACCCCGTGTTTTTCGGCAATTTCAAGCGGGGATACATGATCGTTGACCGGACCGGCATTCGCGTTCTGCGCGATCCCTATTCCGCCAAGCCCTATGTGGCCTTCTACACCACCAAGCGCGTGGGCGGCGGTGTGATCATGTACGAGGCGATCAAGGCGCTGAAGATTTCGGCCTGATTTTAACCGGGGCGGCATGAACGCTGCCCCATAGCCATATAGGAGGCAAAACCATGAAAGACCTGCACAACAACCTCGACATCGTTTCCGTCCTCAACGCCATCGTGGTGTCCGCGACGCAGACGATCACGAATATTGACCTGGCCGGGTTCAATTCGGCGGAAATAGTATTTGACATCGGCCTTGACGCCGGCTCCGGCCTTGACGGCTCCAATTACCTGACCTTTACCCTCCAGCACAGCGATGACGGCACCACCTACGCAAACGTGGCCGCCGCCGATGTCCTGGGCGTTACTCCTTCCAGCGGCGTGATTCTGACCATCGACGCAACGGATGAAGACGAAACGCTTTACCATTTCGGCTATGTCGGCGGGAAACGATACCTCCAGATCGTTATCACGGAAACCGGAACCTGCTCTTGCCCGATCTCGATTTCGTTGGTCAAGGGTCATCCTCTGGATAGGCCGCCCATCAGTTAAGGGTTGATAACCTGGCCGGGCCTGAAAACCCGGCCAACCAAAAGGAGCGAATGACATGAAAAAACACCTTTCCATCATATCTGCCCTTTTGCTGCTTGTTGCGGGTTTCGTTTGGGCGGCGGATAGCACCTATACGACCGGGTTCTATGTACAGCAGGGCGGCGACAGGGCGGTTGTGGCTTCCGGCGGCTCCCTCGATGTGGAGAGCGGCGGGGAGATTGATGTTGAATCCGGGGGGTCTCTGAAAATTGCGGGAACTGCAATTACCGCGACGGCAACGGAGATCAATAATGCGGTGGCCGGCAAATTCACTACGTCTTCCTATGCGTTTAGTGCGGGGGAAGATTGGGAGCTTTCGGCTACCGAGGCCAAATCCACGATCCTTGTTGTGTCTTCTGGATCGGGGACTCCCTCCATTGTTGACCAGTACGTCGCCGCGGGCAAGATCATGATTCTCCGCAATGCCGCGAAGATTGCCGTAACCATCAAAGCGTCCGGGGGAACCGGCGTTTCCGTTGCAAGCGGGAAGACGGCGGTGGTCGTGGGTGTCGGTAGTGATTATGTCCGAGTGACGGCGGATGCTGCCCATTAACCGTGTTGTAAACCATTAGCACCAGCCCCGGCGGGCCAAAAACTCGCCGGGGATTTGCAGGCGGATGAGAGAAAAGGTCGAGAGATGGCTGGCAATAGCGCTGCTCATATTTACCCTGGTGATGGGCTACCTGGACAACTGCACGGGGGTTTTTCATCCATGACCCGCCCGGCGTCCATCGTGGCCCTGTGCGCCCTCCTGCTGGTCCCCTTCGGGTTTATGGCCCCGGTGATCCACCAGGGGCATGTGTACGCCCTCATGCTGATATGCTTCATCGGCCTGGCCCTGGCCATGCCTTCCCTGTGGTTCCGGGGCTTCGGCCTGTATGTCGCGGCCTGGTGGCTCTATGTGATGTACCGGGTCTGGATCGGGGTGGCGATCCCGGAGCTGCACATGGTCGCCATTGACGCCATCCTGTTTCTGATATTCGGCATGGTGGCCCTCCTGGCCGTCTATCATAGCACTTTCCCGCAGCAGACATGGTTCAATGTCATTT